GTTCCAGGTTGCCGCGCTGGTGATGTAACTGTCACCAATCGCAGAGCCTTGCCACACACCCGTTGCGATAGTCCCCAATGTCGTTAGATTCGTCGAACCCGCCCACGTACTCAGCGCCGTGTTTTCGACGTTATTGAGGGCCAGTGTCGTCTTAAGCGTATCTTCGCTCGACTCTGCCAGCAATCCTCTACCAAACGATGTCGTAGCCAGCGAGGATATTCCCGTTAGAGCGTCGTTCTTCGGCTGGGCATCATTGATACCATAGCCCCTGAGTGTTGTTGGGAGCCCCTCAAGGTCTGCGAACCGGCCAGAAAACCCAGAGGTTGTAACTTGCTCAATAGTATTTGCAGCTGTGCTATTTGAGACGGAGGCTGCTCCAGATGAGGCACTGGGACTTGGAGACACCTCACTGACTTTCTTGTTAATTGCTCTGACAGCAAGCGACACCTCACGTGCCCACTGGTGGACGGAAGACATAGCTTGCCCGAGCTCTGAGGTGTGGTCCTTCAGGGGTATTTTCTTAGGGGCATCTGAAAACTTTAGGTCCATTTTACATATCCCCACCAGAGCGCCCGAGCACCCGGACCTGCGAGACACGCCACTGGATGTCAGCCGTGTTCGACCGGAACCGAATCCGAACGTACTTGCCTGCTCGCTGGATGTTCACTTTGGTCGTGTAATTTCCGTTGCCTTGCACTTGAAGAGCTCGAGCCTCGGACCAGACGATGTCGTCATCATAGTCTTTTTTGGTTCCGACGTATAGTTCGAGAGTGGGTGCTCCAGTGAGCGCAGCTTTAACCTGCAAGCTGACTAGTACTGTGTCAATATACTTCCACGTCATCGCGTCTCCACCATCGAGGTCAGCTGTTTCCCAGATGCACTCGTACTCCACACCAAGCCGGTTGTAGGTTCCTGCACCGTGGACAAGTACTGCTGGACCGTTGGTCTTGAGTGGCTCCGTCTCAGCCCCAATAAGCGTGTACGACTCATCAACGTCCGCCCCGAGCTCATCCCACGTCGCTGCCATATCCCATGAAGTCGGGGCTTCCCAGGTGCCTTTCGCACGAGACCAAATAACGTCTTCCGCCCATTCAACCCTTGAGGCTGCCGTAATCGCTTGTAGATCAGTTAAGTAGTTGTCGATCGTGCAGGAGTCCTCAACATAGTTGTAAACGAATACACGGAGAGGCCCGTATCCTGCCTGGGCTTTGACCGGGTATATAAACCAGATTTCCTGGTCCTTCTCATTGTGGTAGCCTATGATCTGGTTAGCTTTCGACTTATCGACCTCGGCAAAGAGTTGCTTTGTGTGAGTCTGGCCAATCGCCACGAGCTGGTTCCCGCCCGCGTAGCTGTATATCTCCTTGTTGCCCCAGAGGTACATTTTATCAACTCCGACCTTCACAAAAGAGTATTCCCCAAGCAGGCCTTCGTCTGAGACCTCTGTTCGGATATAGAACGTGCCTTGGTCGGCTCCGACATACTGGACAGACTGGATAGAGCGGTGCTTGAAGAGGTATCCATAATCGCTAAGCGTATCGAAATGGAGAATCTCGCCATTGATCGCAGCCCCAGCATTGACAACTTCACCAGCTCCATTGGCGTCTATGGTGAAGACTGTCGTGTCGTCCTTCGGGAACACTTTCGTTGCATCACTTGCCCCTGTGAAATCAAGAGGCTCAACAGTAAAGCCCCACCGCTCTTTAAGGGCAGTCACAAACGAGCCTACCGCTATAACAGTTGAAGTATTTTTAACTGAAATACTAACTTGAGCAACGATATACTCTCCAGCGACATGCGCAGCAGCATCGACAGACCCAACCCCGATGCGTTTCAAGGTCAGTGACGTGTACTTGGTCGTTATATCGGATGTGCTCGTGTCACTGTTGTCCAGCGGGCTCACGGACGTAACTGTCTCTGTCACCGAGATGGTTTCTACACCTTCAATGTGATAGATGTCCTGACCAGGGGCTGTGCCGCGCCCGACAGAAACATACCCGCTCGGGACCCCACCTACCTGGGTACACCTAACTGTAACAGTCGAGCCAATGTCGGGCACCGTAAAATCCTCAACTACTGGGATCGAGAAACTTGTAACATCCACGGCATCACTTTGAACCTCCAATGTAGCCGAGCTATCCTTGAAGTATAGCTGGGCTCCCTCTTTGTAAGCGACAAAGCTATTTAGAAAAAGGAGCTTCGTAGCCCCAGCTGCAACCGTTTGCTTCCCAGACACCGCGCCCTCAGCCTCGATCACCGGAAGCACTGTTTTTATTAGGAAGAAATCGTAGTTCGGGTCAGAGTCAATACGGAGATACTGGCCTACTACAATCCCGAGCGGTGACTCGTTGACATACATGTAAGCCGTGCTTTCCACGCCGCTCTCCCCCCTCACAAAGGGCGCAGCAAGAGTGAACACGAACGAGGTGGCTGTGGACCCAACCGGAACCCATTCAGTGTAGTCGTTCGTAGAGGACCATTTTAGAACGTTCCCCCGCCACACCATGATATAGCCTTGAAACACATTTACACCCCGATAAAACTCGCCTACTGGAAGACCAGGGACTTTCTTGGCGTCCCCTGTCCCATTCCAGTAGAGCAGTGGGGCATCGGGGTGGGCAAATAGAACTTTGTCGATAAAATTGGACGCGACAACGCGGCGACCCGGTGAGACGATCGTGGCACCGTAGTCGTAAATCTGCTGAATGTCTGCGTAGAGATCGGCCATGTTAAGGATGATGAACGGAGTTCAAGGTGATGTGAACAAAGCCGTTATTCCACAGCCATGTCACAGCACCACCAAGGACCGGCATCACAACACAAGCCACAGCCACCCATTTCTTGAGCGTCGATTTGGTCACAATATCGTCGCGGGCAACGATCACCTTATCCATCCCATCCAAACGTTCCACAACCCGTTCGAGGATTTTGGCTGTCTCTTCCTGCTGGCGCTGAAGTACCGTGACGTCTTGCACGAGGCCAGTTGATTGCAGATCGGGATCGCCGACAAGCCGAAGTTCGATGCGTTCAACAGATTTTGCCATCTTCTGAAGGAAGGCATTCTCTGTAAAGGGACTGGTAGAATCTTCGCTCATGGTTTGGTCTCTCCAAGCTACTGAGTTAAATTTGTGGGTCAATTCCCAACGGAGAAGCCTTTGGCGCGGGCTTCACTGTTGGGATGTTGCGGAGTTTAGCATACTGCCGTGCTGCGGCTTCGTGCCATGACCGGAGAGCGTGGGGCCAATGGAGTGAGTACGTTTCAGGCGTAGCAACGTGGCCTTGGAAATAGGACTGGGGGTATTTGGTTATAGAAGCTGGGTAGCTTTTATCCATCGCATCCATGATAAGGGGAGTTCGGCCCCCAAATCTATATAGGTCAGGATTCGATTTTTTATAAAAGTCGATGCCGAACTCCAGAACCGGGTTATTTGGTTCCGCGAAGAATAGATTGATTTCAAATTTATCTGCTGGCCCAAAGCGCCCGACTCCCAGATTAGGGCAACTAAGTAGGGGTTCGAAGCTCTTAATTGGCTCTGTGTCGATGTCTGCATATATCCCACCGAACTTGTGGATAATGACCATTCGAATTAGGTTACAAATAGCGGCTTCGTCCGTCTCTATATCAGCCCAAAGCTTTTCAAACATGTCATCTTGCAGACTACGAACCTCATCTAGCCCCCAAACTGAGACTATATAGCCTGGGTGGAGGGCACGCCACTTAGTAATGTAGGGGGCACACCAAGCCGGGATAGGCTTACTGTTCCGATTGATCCAGAGTAAATGTATGAGCTTTGGGATCATATCTAAGAACCTCCTAGCGACCGGGCCTTTATATGGAATTGGAAAATGGTATTATCCTGAATTGTTACTTCTTGCGGGCCACCTGAATAGGCTTCGACCAGCGTCGAGTTCACCATCGCTGGGACCGGCAAAGCGGACACTTCTAATGCCATTGGGCCCCCTGTATGGAAGAAATAATTGCTTGATCCAGCTTGTATATAAAACGCAACATAGACAATAGACCCAGCCAACCCTTGAACTAAAGCTGTAACATCCAGCAGATCGCTAGCTACAGCTATCGAAGAGTCCTCTACACGGAAATGGTTTAGGCCAGAATCCCATGTGAAGAACGTATCCACTGAAGATGATCCTGCATACGCTCGAACGTAGAAAACTGCACCTCCCAACGCGTTTACTGCTGATTTGAATGCTGTGTCCGTGACATCGATGATACCTACGATCGTCGGAGGCGCGTAGCCAACGGGCCAACGGAGGACCGACCAGAGGCGCTGCTCCGTGGCGAAAATCGCCGGGATTTGGCGCTGGTTGTTCTTCGGCGCGAGTTCCCCTTGAAAGATCAGACTGGGCTGGGTTTCGAGCGGCGGCTTCGTCGTGAGGAGCCCATAGCCTTCGGCGTTTCGAGCCACGCCTTGATCGAATCGCATGTTGGACGCCACCGTCGCCGTCCGTGGGTCGATCTGGTTTCCGGGGATGCGCGTAATCAGCCCCAGTGTCGGGGCTGTGATGACCGCTTCGAATGCTCCATCTTTACGTCTCATGACGGGTTAGGTCTTGATGATGAAAGCCAGCGCAATGCTGGGCTGGAGACTTGTGTGTGCCTTGCCCCCACCTACGTAGGCTGTTGTCAGGTCCGTCTCCTGCCGAATAGCTGAAGAATCACCTGCCTGTGCCCCAGATGCTCCTGAGGTATTGTTACTGGCCGCTTTGAAGCCATGGGCGTGTGACGGTATCTCATCGAGCACCAAAATATGCCCCTCGCTCCCTTTTTTCTGGGATAGCACCCAGAGAGTTGCGTCCGTCGCATCACCAGTGCCAATCCCGACTGGAGCCCGACCACGGAGATCGGGGATTCCAAACGTCGTGACCCCGTCCCCACCGAAATTCGTTCCGGTGAGGGCTGCGAGGGCTGGGTAGTCCGCGATATTCTGAGTTCCACCCTGACAGAGCAAATATCCCGTTGGGGCTGTACTCGTTGGCCACATCATGATTGCCCCGACCTGGATTCCTGGGGTGGCCCCCCATACAGGAGCAGAACTCGGGCCTGTAGAAGTATAGACCGTTCCTGCCTCCCCGTAGGGGGTTGTAACTGCGTTCGGAATCGCCTCTGTCAGAATTGCCCCTGTTTCGGGGTTAAAGCTTACCCCGACGAAGTCCTTCAGCCGCTGCTTTAGGTCGCGGATATACGCCGCACCTTGAGAAACCGCCGAACTATCGGCTGGATCAGTTGGTAAAAAATCGGAGCCTAGAAGAGCCATGTTAATTTCCTCCCATGCGGATGTCGCGGCCCGAGACCTCGCGGTTTGCGTCGTCTATCGAGCAGCGTTGGAATTCATCATCGTAGCGACTGTGGGCACGCTGGATCGCGTCGTCATTGTCGTCACTGTCGTCGAGCGCATAGACGAGTTCTTTTGTGAGCTCCAGCACCATCTGTGGGTACTGCTCAAGGAAATCGTTTGTATCTGCCGCAGCGGTTAGCTTCGGGAGATACGAGTACGCGTCGAGGTTGAAAGTCGTATCGTACGGTGCGCTGAAAACGAAACCTGCCAGATACCCGGCCATCGTGAGTTTCCAGACACCACCTTCTTGGAAAATTGAAGCCCGCCGATCGGTTGTGGTCTGGCCGATCATCTGCAACCGTTCGAGCTCTTGCTTCGTGACGAGGACCCAAGGAACATATCCAACAACCGAAAGCGGGTTGCTGCCCTTCAGCGGATTCTTTCCGCGTTGGGGGCATTTGAATGTGGCAGGGAGTGCGACTGAAGATTGTCCCGAAGGGATGGTTAGCGTAATCATGTTCTTCATACACGACCAAGACCGGCGCTGCTGAATCTGCTTCAGCGCATCGTTCATAAGCGTGGGAATCGCACCAAGAAGCCCATCCTTCTTCGTGGCGTGATGCACCAAGGACTGCATATCAGCGAGGGTCATGACGGTTGTTCTCCATCTGGGTCAGCATGAGGCTTCGTCGATTTGATGAAAGCCGACTTGATGCTGGCACCTGTGAGGTCCGTGAGGTCCTTCACAAACTGAGATTCGTGAGCGACGTACACTGGGTCGTTGATCGATTCGAAGATGAGGGACCGCGCTTTCGAAATAACCAGATTTTCATAGTCTCGGAGCAGCGGAGTGGTCAGCGTCGTATCGGTCACAGTTGCTGGGTACGCAAAATAGTAGACCGTGAAAACGTTACTCGCCGTTGCATTGGCTGGGAGGGTGATTTGGTAGCCTCCGTTGTCCTGCGAGAAAATGAGGTAGAGCGTAGGCCGAAACGCTGGGGAAAGCCGCTCGATCTCTTCGCGGGTATAAACCGGAACTTGGACCGGGGGTGCCGAACCAATTACTACCGACGCGGGGAAACGGAGACTCTGCCATGCTTTGAAGTCGCTCGGGAGCGCGACTGTCATTGCCCCGGAGGCAATCGTGACCGTTCCTGTCGTCTTCATCTGCGGGAAATTCCAGCGCAGCGCGGTCTCACGGACTGCCCGGTTGAGAAAGCCTGGATACGTCGAGACGAGATCGTCACGATCGACGGTCACAGTCAAACTGGCGATGGCTTCGTCAAACGTCATGGTGTAGGCATAAAAAAGTGGCGGCTCCTGTCAAACAAGAACCGCCACTCGTGAGTATTAACCAACCCGCTTAGCGGCCTCGGACGATGTCCGGGGCTTTCTTGGGCGAGTTCTCTTGGTTGATCTGGTCCTCGTTTTTCAGAGGAGGCATACCGCCAAGGACTTTCTGCTGCTCTTCAGGCGAAGAGACAGGAGACTGGGAGCCTTTTTCAGGCTTCGAAGGAGACGTGCTCATGATAGACCTTTTCTTTGTGGGTTGAGTTGAGGGTTACTGTTCGACGATGTTGTAGCGTTTAGCTACGGCGATGATCTTTTCCGCCAGGGCGGGGTCATGCATGACAAAAAGTGAATGTTTGAAGTGCATCTCCGTCCCGTCTTCAAGCACGATCTTCTCGTGGGTGTGAACGTTTTTGACGAATCTCCATTCTTTCACTGGTGTCGGCGCTGGCTGGTCTTTTGCACCCACTGCCGATGTGGAGTCAGCTTTCGGTTCAACGGAGGGGGTTGAATCGGTTGCGGCGGGAGGGGTCTCGAACCCGGCCTGCGGAGCGGTTGGCTCCGTTGGGGCTGGGTCAGCGATTTTAACTTCCGCCGTTTCCGGTATGGTGTCCCTCTGAAGGAGCGAGCCGCCAGCGAAGGAACTCTTTGCGGGAGTCTCTTCGACTGGCTTCTCGGCACCGAGAGCTTGTGCAGCAGACCTGACGATCTTAGGCATGGCTATTGGTTTTGTCTACTGACCACCAGTGCTTAGCTGGCGGTGATCTTTTCGAGGTTGTACGCAAAGCCGAAGGCGTTCGCGAACTTGAGCTTGAGGCCCAGCTTGGCGCGGAACTGCTCCTGATAAGCATCCTGACCGCGAGTCTGGATGTTCTTTTCGAGGAACAGGGTTTCCATCGTCTTCTGGACAACGTTCGGGAGGTCGATGACGACCATCGCGCCTTGGTAGGCAGTCATCTCCTGAAGCAGCGGGTGGAAGGTGAGTTCCAGCACACCGTACGGGGTGACAATGGTCGTGATGTTCATGCCGAACACCGTCTCGTTGTTCATGATGCGGAAACCGGAAGCCGCCGTGTTGGCGTAGTCCGAAATCGCAGCGAAGGCCTTGGGTCCGCACAGAGCGAGCTTCTGGTTGGAACCGTACACCATGAAGGCGCGGAGCCAATCTTTGAACGCCTGGAGGGTAACACCAGTGCCACCGAGACCGTTGAGGATGTTGGTCGAGGCCAGACCGGCGCGAGTGATCGCGTCGCGGATGCCACCCGTCATGTAGACGTAACCGTTGGTGCCCGCGATGCGGGAACGACGGCCGAGGATGAAGGCTTTCTCGATGTCGCCAGTGATGCGTTCGAGAGCGTACAGACGGCGCTCACGTAGAGGCCCTTCCTGGTCGGAACGCAGCACAGTGCCTTTGAACGCGTTGGTCAGGAAGACCGAAGCGTTGAAGGTCTGCACGTAGTTCTTGAGCTCTTCAGGGTTCTCGTACACCGAGCGAGTCGGGAGAGCACCTTCCTCAGCGGAGATCGCGATGCGAGTCCAGAGGTCGTTGTCGTTGACCGCAGCAGCAGTCGTGCCCGCGTGGCCACGCTCGACAGTCACGCTCGCGGTGGTCGGGTCCGCAGTGACGCGAACATACTCACCGGTACGTTGATTTTCGAGGATGGTGTTCAGCGAGAGACCCTGCCAAACGGCACCAGCTGCGGCGTCGTCGAAGGTGAGGGTAGTATCACCGACGAGGAAGGCAGCGTTGGAGTAGAAGTCGTTGCGGACCGGGTCGCGCTCGAACCAGTTGAACTCGGTGGATTCGGCATTCTCCTTCCGCAGCATCGACATCAGGGCGAACAAGATAGCACCGTTGCCGATGCCCTTGGCGTGACGAACTGTCACATGTTGCTGCCATTCTCCTGTAAGATCGTCAGTATCAGCATTTTGTACTGACAGGAGTCCATGAATTAGGGACATATTATTGTAGGGTTGATTGTTAAACTTGACGAATGTCGTCAGTAATTTGACAGAAAGACAGGATTATTTTCCTTTTCAACAAATTTCTTGAATTAGCGGGGCCACATTTGCGTTACGGAGGTAAGCTGCTGCACGTTCAAGTCGTTCTGGGGAGTCGTCCATAGACCCAAGGGCGGCATTGCAACTGAAACACAGCAGTCCTCTCACGAGCCGTGTCTCATGGCTATGGTCGACGCAGAAGCTATGGCTGTTCTTAGCTCCTTCTCGGCCACTATCGGGTCTCCCACAGATCGCGCAGACTCCGTTCTGCCTGGCGAGCATTTCGGCATACTGAGCTTCCGTCATGTTATACGTTCTCTTCAGATGGCGTCTCCGGTACGCAAGAGCTCTTTCATCTGGATGGTGCTGAGCCCATGCGTGAACCCTCGCCTTGTCACACTCTTTGCATGTGTTAGCCCGCCCGAACTTTCCATGACTGTTCGTCTTGAAAAGCTCAAGTTCCTTCGTAGCCCCGCACTTTATGCAGCGGCGTTTCGCCAACTCGGGCGTTGTGATTTGCACAGCGCCCAAGAGATCGGTGGTGGTATTGGTGGTTTGGATACTCATGTCACCAGAGCGTTTTGATGATGTCCGCGTCAGAGCCCTTGCCGCCCGCGCCTCGAACTGCTCCAGGCGCAGCCGGTGTGTTCGAACCCGGAGGACGAACGACTGGCTTTGTCGGAGCAACGGGTTTCGCCGGAGCAGCAGCCGGAACCGCAGGAACCACAGGAGCAGCTGCCGCAGGTGCAGCGGGTGTCGCGGCAGCAGCTGCCGCAGGTGCAGCGGGTGTCGCGGCAGCAGGTGCAGCTGGGACGGAGGCCGCGCCCGGAGCGGCGGGCGCGAACTTCGAGATGAACGTTTTCGTCTCTTCCGCAACCGTGGCCATGAATTCGTCCGGCGACATCTTACTGACTCGATCAGCCTGCTGTTCGGCGAGAACTCCAGTGATGAGCATGACCGTGTCCATCTTGTCGGCGAGGTCCGGGTATGTCTCTTTGAACTGGGCCTCCATGCGCTCGTTCTCGGCCCGCACATGTTGCTGGGCCAGAGGCTCAACAGTGGCTTTCATGCGCTCGAAGATCGGCATGATCTCGTTGTAGATCGACTTGCGGGCGAGGAGAGTGGCCTCGGCTCCGATCTTGTGGAGCGTCTGGGTGAGGACCTTGGCCCCTTCAGCACCACCGGCCATGATTGCATCGAGCGTGTCTTCGTCGACGGCCGTGTTGGAGAAATGCCCCGCCACAGCATTGACGTACTCGACGTCTTTCTTCTTCACCTCGGCTTCAGCCGCAGCCTTCTCGGCAGGAGTCGGCTCAGGTTTGGCGGGGACTAGCGGTTGGGCAGCTTCGGGTTTCTTACCAGCAAGGGCGGCTTTGAGCTCGTTCTCCGTGTACTCCTTGTCCCCGACTTTGAACTTTGGAGTGACCGTGGCAGCCGGGACCGCAGGCTTTGCAGGCTCCGCAGGTTTAGCGGGGTCTGCTGGTTTGGCAGGCTTCGCCGGATCGGCGGGCTTGGCTGGTGCTGCCAGTTTAGTTTTACCTTTTGCAGGCTTTGCCGGGGTGGCAGGTTTGGCACCGCCCGCAGGTTTGGCGGGGTCTGCTGGTTTGGTTCCGTCTGCGGGCTTCGCGGGCTCGACCGGTTTGGCTGCGGCTTTTCCGTCGTCATCGACTTGCTCGGCAGGGGTCACCGGAGCTTCGGTGGCAGGCGCGTCAACCGGAGCTTCCGTTGGGGTAGCAGCGGGTTCTTCGTGGTCGACAGCCGGAACTGTCTCGGGGGTGAGACCCTTGGTGGCGTCAGCCATACCGAGGGACTTGGTGAACGACCAGTCGGAAGGAAGCCCGAAGGCTTCAGACACTGACACGGTCGGGCTGGCGTTGGAGGCAGGCGTAGCTTCTTTAGACATAACGAATTAAGTCTTAGACTTAGTTGATGGTTTACGGTTGAGGATGCCGATCGCGACTTGGAGTCCTTCGACTACACCCTGTTGCTTACGGTAGTCTTCGAGCGAGAGACCGGGGACAGCCAGAGCGGCGGTCTCCTGCATCTTTCGTTTTTCGAGCTCGTACTCAACGAGGGTGCGGAACGGAGAATTCGGCATGTGGAACCAAAGCTCCACGGCTTCCTGCTCTGACATCCCGGTGGCGTCGGTCAGCGATTTGGTGAGTTGCACCCCGCCAACTTGTAAGCCTCGCTTAACAGTTCAATCTCGAAGTTGAATTACCGACCCCGGAAAAGGGTCGCATAATCATGCATTGGCTGGCCGAATCTGTGGCGGCGAGGCGGACGGCATCGCCGGGGGCTGGATGTCCGGGCTCGCCGGAGCGGGGCCTGGAGTTCCTGGGCCAGTAACTCCGTTTTGTGCTATGCTCTTACCTATCTGCTGCTGCATGATATTCTTAGCTTGTTCCTGGGCTTGAAGCTCCTGTGCCCTCTGAATCTGCTCGGGAGACCAGCGGTACTGCTCGACGCGCATCCCGCCGACGCGGAGTAGGTCGAGGATGATCTTGCGAGGATCGAGGCTACCTTCCATTGGCGTGAAGACGCCGGGGAATTTGGAGGCCACGTCGAGGGCTCGGGAGAGGGCCGCGACTTTCTTGCTGTCGGAGCCGGGCAGCGCGCCGTCGTGGGCGATGAAATCAAAGGAGCCTTGGATCGTATCTCGCGTCAGCGTGATCTCGGCCGCTGGCCCCTCTGTCATGTCGAGGAGGTCTTCCCCTTCCACGCGCCGGACGAGGTCCATGTCCATGAACTGTTGGAAGTTTGAGACGATGCGCTTGGTCTGGGGAACGATGCCTTGCACGGAGAGAAGGCGAGCCATTGCCGACAATCGCGCCGTAGCCATGCTCATCGCACCTTGAAACTCGGTTGCTGTGCCACTATCGCCAGCCTGGCCTTGCAGCCCTTGGCTCGCGCCGGTCGTGCTCTCGGCAAAGTTGATAAAGTTGCGCATCTCGCCGGGGAATCCTTGGGTCGTGTCGACGACTGGGACTTGCCGGACCACTTGGTTCAAGTCCATGCCTCGGGCTTCGGGCAGCACTGTGATGAACTTACCTTCCTTCTGCGGGTCCTCGAAGTCCTGAATGTCGATCATGTCTGCACGAGCGATGAACACGTTGCCGATCGTACGCGTGACAGCCTCTTGGTGGCGGTCCTTCAGGTAGTCGACATAGTCTTGGATGTTCTTCAGGAGCATCACCCACGATGGGCTGTATTGATAAAATGGAGACGGCCGGGGTTCGCCAACTGAGTAGGGGAACATCTCATGCTCGTACGTGGATTCGTTAACTGAGAGCACTTCCATGTCATTGCCCATCACGATCTGGAAAACTTGGACGTCGGTGCGGTCGTCGATCTCGTAGTCCTTCGGGACCAGCTTGACCCACATCTCCGTGACCTCGACCATGCCGGGGTCTTTCGAATCAGCGCGGGCATCGGCGGTGCCGCCGAGCTTGCCACGTTCGTACGCGGTGCGCGACGCGAGCTCGCCTTCCGCAGTACTGCCAGACGTACCGGTCCCTGCGGTCGGGTACATGAAGCCCTTGCTGGGTTTCTTCTTCAGCGTGTCAACCGACTTTGGGGACACGTACATCGGATCATCGGGATCGAGAAGCGACCGTGCTTGGAGCTCAGCCCACGGTGCCTGCAACCGATGGCCGACGAAGCGGCCTTGCTGCATCCGGTAGAGCGGGATCATCGGGTCGATGAAAAAATCGTAGGGTGAAACGATCAAGGCGCGGCAGTAACCGCCGACGCGGTTCTTCACCTTCTTGACGTTCTTCACCATCACCGGCTTGCCTGCATCGTCTACCTTGGGCTCACCTTCTTCGTCGACGTCGGGCTCTTCAACCTCCTGCCACTTGCTCTTGTAGATGGACTCGTACCGGTCGTACATAATGCCCCGGTTGTAGGTCAAAGCATTCTCGATCCACATCCAGCCAAGCTGAAACATACCCTCGGGCTGACAGGACGCATTCCAACGGAGGAGTTGGTTCATGGCCCTCGCTGCGGCTTCGTCGCCAGAGCTGCCCGCGTCTACGCGCCAGGGAACGTCGGAGCCGAACAACGCCTGAGCGATGAACGTGGTCATCGTGTGGACGTGCGTCGCAGTAATCGGGAGAATGAACCGGCGCGGGTGCCCCTTCGCCAGCTTGATGTAGTCGTTCTTGGCGAGCGACGAATAGCACATGAGCACGTCATGTGCGGCATCAAGGTCCGGCGTGTAATAGTCGAGGGTGGACTTGGCGTGCTGGACGTAATCCTTGCACACCTTCAGGAGTGCTTTTTTGAACTCCTCGTCCTCGTCGAGGCGGGCTGTAAGGCTGGCAGGCATTGGAAATTATTCAGGGAGGTCGGCTTCAGCAGGCGAAACGTAGTCCGTTTTCTCGGACTCCTTGGCTTTCTTTCTGCCCTTGGCGGGCTTCTCGGCTTTCTCTCCGGCAGCAGGCTCTCCAGCCTCCTCGGCGCCTTCCTCCGCTGGGGTCTCGGACGCTTCTCCGGCAGCAGGTTCATCTGCCTCTTCCTCTTCCTCCCCCTTACCTTCAGCCGCCATTTCACCAGCTTCTTCGGCTGGGGTCTCTTCGTCCTCGTGGGCAGGGTCGCCTTCAGGGATCGGTGCCGCCGCGATCAGTTGGACTGTCACGGTCTTGGGCTTCTTCCGTTTGCCTGCCTCGGTTACACTGCTGTCGTACTTGTCGCCATCGGAGACGGCTTTCACGATGAGCTTCACCTTGGCGACGTAGACCTTGCCGACTGCGGCGTCGTTGTCCATGTCGAGGGCGGCTACTTGTGGCCCGACGAGATCGAATGTCGGGGCGCTCTTTCGGTCTTCAGGCTTGGGCTTTTCGCCTGGACCGCTCGGGCAGCAAACACTGGGGGAATCTTCCCCGTACTTTTCTTTGTCGGAAACGATGAGAGAGTTCATGGGAGGAAGGTTTGACAGTTTGGAAACTTCGTCTTTGAGACTTGCCGTGTCAACAAGTTTCACTTGCAACGCTCTCCCTGCGGAGCTCTACCTGCGGAGCTCTACCATGTCCGGGTCCGGTTGAGCTTCTTGGCCGTGTTGCCCAGCGGGCCGGTGTTCGGCTTTAGCGCCTCGTCCATCATCTTCTGCGCGAGCTGGAGCAGATTGATCTTCGGATAGCGTGCAGCATCACAGTTAGATACTAGAATACCTTCGGCAAAAAACTCATGGATCTCTTCAACACTTAGCGCATATACGTCTGCGTTCATCACGGCGCTTGATTGAACAAGGGTGGCACGTCCCGTCTCCATGTAGTTTGTACCTGTTATGAAGTCTGATACTCCCACACATGGGACATTCGACTTCAACGTTATCGACACCAGAGTTTGTCCTGTATTTGGATTTACAATACGGTTTGCAGTACTCAGACGTGCTTGTCCCTGTGAACTGGTTTCCACAGCATTTGCACACCCGTTCAACAAGAGGGACCTTCCGACCTTTAGCATTACGGCTATGCCATGCTCGGCCTTCGTCTGACCTATGCCATTCTGCGGCTGCGTGCCTTGCAGCTTCAGGAAAACTTCTGCGATGAGGGTGTCTCTCACTAAGGTGAACTTTTTGAGTAACCGCCTCAAGATTGGCAGGGTCGTTATTCTGGGGATTTCCGTCCCGGTGGTGGATGATAAACCCCTCAGGGATTGGCCCAAAGTTGTCTTCATAGACTCTCCGGTGCAGCCATTCGGTGTGGTGTTTGAAATAGACTCGGTCGCTCCTGCGTTTCGACTCCGGGTATCTTCGGTAAGTCCTGCTGTTATATTCAATTTGCTCCATGAATACACCTCGATACCTGAATATCTGAGCGTGTCAATAGGAATCCAGCCTGCTTCAGACATCACCGGATGTTCCAGTGTAGCCACCAACTCCCGCCCGTTAGAAAAACTGTACCTTCTGACGGGAGAGCTCTTGCCTGACAACCATGCGCGGTTTACCCGTTTGAGGCCTTGGCGAGTCAAGACTCTCTCACCAGCTTCTATCTGTTCAATCGGCCTCTCCCCATACTCAGTTTGGACCAGTGTCCCTGCTGCAAAACAAATATGGTCCGACCCATTGGCTTTGGGTCCTTTGATCGGTTCGCCTGACGAGTAGCCTGGCTCTCCGGCAAAGGGGTAGCGGTACTCACCCAGCATGGCAGCGTAGAGGCGCGGGCAGCACTTCTTGTCGATCTTGTAGGTGTACCGGCCCTGCGGGTCCTTCACTTCCATCAAACGATTCACGATCGCGATGGTTGTATCCAAACTTCGGACACGCGTTTGCCAGCGTGGGTAGATGCCGTTGTTGTTGAGAACCGTCACTGAGCAACCTGTGTCCTTCTTCTGGGCACCTGCCGGGTCGCAGTAGTCGAGGACACCCGCGCAAACGGACCGGTCGTTCCAGAATGGGAACTCACGATCGGTGATTTCGAGGACAGCCGCGCACTGGCGGTCCACATCACTCATCTCTTGGTAGTATTCGTGCAGGTCCCACCAGTATTCGACGGGTACGATCTTGCCGCCCACGTCGAAATCGACCTTGAAGTAAGCCGAGAAGGTGTTGGCGTGGGTCGAACCAAAGTCCCAGCCGCGCACAAGGTACGCGCCGGACGGCCAGCCGATCTCCTCGCGGGCATGTTTGTCCTCTTTGAACTTGTGGATAACGGGGGAGCCGTCGAAGAGGTCCGCGTACTCGCCCAAGATGTACCGTCTCCGGTGCGCGGGCTTGTCTGCATACTGGCGCTCAAGGTCCTCGACATACCCCGGACGCATGTTGTGGGCGTTCTCGTAGGTCGAAATGTGCCAAAAAGCATACTCAGGGTCAGGCTTCGTGACCGTTTTCTTCTTCTCCAGTAGGGCAATCCAGTGCCTCGGGGAGGGCGGATTGGTGTCCAAAATGAGAGTGTAGTGCTCAAAATACTGGCCGTAAGCGTTCTTCCAGCGCAAACAACCGATCGCTAGGTCTATATCAGATTCGTTCAGCAAGTCGGCCTCGATACCGATGAACATCGAGCACTCGAATCCGCGCAGCTGACCCTGTGCTTTCTGGTCGTCCTTCAGACCACGGAACATGATGTAGGAGCACAGTCGGTCGCCTTCGTTCTCGATCCACGTCTTGATCTGGGCACGCGTCCGCTGCATTGCCCCAAGGAACTTGTTATAAGCCTCGACCGCATCACGCGAGGGGATGCGTGCGGTCAGACCATCGTTCCACTTCCTGAACAGCGAAATTTCGGGGTCGGTGTTTACCGCAAACCCCATGTTCGTATAGACCTCATCGAAGGTCTTTACCGATGTGTCATCGTTAGCGACCTGCGTCTGTCGCACGCACAGGACCTTCGCACCAGCATTGTTGACGCAGTGCTCAACGGCCTCGACTGCGACGCCTGTGGTTTTGCCGGACCCACGGCCTCCGATCAGTATCCGAACCTTCGCAGGTGAACGGTGAAACTCCTTGATGCTTGGGCCGGGTTTGTACCACTCGTCGGGGGTCCCAACGAGCGCGGAGCTTCGCAGCTCTTCCGTCGTCGGGGCAGGTGAAGACTTTGTGCTCATGATCCGAGATCGGGTTTGAACTCACCGGCCTTTCGGCCACACCAAAAACATTTCTTGACCTTGCGCATTTCGGCAGGAGCAGACGAAGCGTCAGGAAGAGTAGCCCCGCAGTGATGACACACAAACACGCCGAGGATAAAGCCTTCCTTTTTGAGGTAGGCCTGGCGAGCTCGGGTAGGCATGGATTTGAGGCCAGCATAGCCGAGTTTCTTTTTTGCGCTTTTCATTCACTTGAGTCCTCCCTGCATGTCGATGAGCTTTTCCAGAGCCGCCTTCCGGGTGTAGGGCTTCTTGGATTTCGTCGCCTGGGCCATGCGTTTGCGCAGGGCATCCAGTGTCTCGCTTGCTTTGTTGGAGAGTTTGATTGGTTCGTTTTTCATGGAGTTGAGGCTGGCTTGATCTTGGGTAACGCTTCGAAATTCACACCGCAACCTTTCCCTGACGCGGCGGGCTTGGCCTCTCGATCGCCTTGGGTCTTGCCCACCACCGCGAGTTCGATGACCGCGTCGGCATCCACTTCCTTGCCCGGCGCGGGTTGGTCCTCGCTCTCACCGACCACCTCGGCCCGGCGCTGATCCTTGCCCATCGACACCGCCGAAGGCAGGTTGATGATGATTGGCCGCATGTTGTTGCCTCCTCCACCCTTCCCAGATTCGCCTGCTTTGCCGAGGACAAAATCGTCGCCCAGCGCCATCTGGCTTATCTCGAAGGTCATCTTCAGCGCCTTGGCCAGCGTTGCAATATCGTCCGGCCGGAGAAACTGGTTATCAGCGCGGTAGGCAGCGATGACCTTCATGATGTCTTCACGGAGGGCTTCCGCAGACTCGTAGTTGCGGTCGCGGTTCTCGATCACTCGCTTCATCCGCTTCTCCGTCTCGATCAAAGCCAGCTGCACGTTCTCAGGCTTGGGAGGTGCGGACACCAGTGCCCCGCCGTGCTTCTTGACCAACGTCTCCCAGTCTTCCTTGAAATACCGCTCCGTCAACCTGGCAAAGGGGATGTCGAACTCGACTGATATTTGCTTCAGCGATACGCCTTTAGCAAAGAGCAGGAAGGCCGCTGACCAGTTGACGCCTAGATCAGTTCTTGCCTTTAGGGCAATTTGTTGACGCGTCGGCAAGGGTGGGCTCGCCACCGCCGAGACGTCTTCCGCTTTACTAAGAATTTTCGAAGGTGTGCTGGCTTTACCAGCCGGCGTGTTTTCAGTCGCGGCCACCACATCGGGGTTCACTGCCGGGGTTTCTGCTACGGGTGCCGGAGGTGGCTCGGGTATGGGGAGCCCGCTGACCACACTCCCGTCGTCGTCAAACGTCACGCTCGGGGCAGGAATTTTTCCAAAAATTTTTTCAAGGTCGGCCGATGTGGCTTCCTCAAATTCGGGGGTGGGGCCTGGCGGTAGTTGCACTGGAGGTGGTGTGTCCATCGACCTGCACTATGGGTACGATGGCAGAAAAATCACGCCAAAAATTTTTGACGGTGTCGGGATTCCGGTATCGGGCCATTCTGGCGCTGTTGGGCTGGTGTGGGCGCTGGGTCCCTACGGCATGGTGGATGGGACCCAACGTTAAAAGCGGGACGGAGTTCGGGGTTGGAGACGGTCTGGGGGTCGACAGCGTGCCGCCTTGAGGGCGTCACTACGGCGCGGAGTCGCGCCGGTAACAGCGTGCCTACCGGCACGACGTAGACGATTTGTCCTATGAGCGAAGGCGTGGCCGGGTCGGTGCCTACCCTCCTTTTGGAGGGTGTCCCTCTGTCAAGTCCTTACCCTGCTAGCAACTCTGTTCCATGTGGGACAATTGACGTATGGGCACAAAACCGGCCGGACCCACCACAGGCCCGGCCGGTCACACCACCAAACCACCAAACAAACCGTCAAGAAGTCTCTTTGACCCTCCCACCCTCAGTTGTCAAGTCTCACCCGTTCCCCCTCGCATCCGTTCCTTTGTTGCTTCGTTGGTTTAAGTTGAACGAAGGAGCTGGAGTGGTTTGGGCAGCCGTAGGAAACCCGCACAAACGCCAGCCCCGCCCGTTTCTGCCCCGTAACACTTCACGCGTGAGTGTTACGCCCCGGTTCAAGCCTGCGTCAACGTTTTTCGTGCCGAGTACTACCTAAAACGGAGGGCAGGAATGACCCCTTTATGGGTTTCGGACTACCGTAATTAAAATGTATGGTTAGCTAACCAATGATACTTAGACAATAGATAGGTAATGATACTTTTTATATGGAGTACTTGGGTATGTGTATTCGGGTTGGCCCCGGCTTGGCCGATGACACCCATTTTGGGAGGTAAAATCCTGGTTAGCTAGCTATGCCTATCCTATGGGCAAAGGATACATTCTTAAAATCTGTGCCATTTCAGCCCATTTACCTATTTGATTGACATTGACGAAACACAGGTTTCCAATCCTTACCTGAAATGGCAAGCAATCCCTAAAACCTAGAATAACCCATGCAAACGATACATAGCCTAATGCTCCTAACCGAAAGCGAAACTGGCATAGTCGGAAGAATCCTCTACCGCACTGCCTATGACCCGACACGCGACAAGCTAGTCGCTGAAATCGAAGCTTTCAAGGGGCGCACTGATATGAAAGGGCTTCGATACAAGACAACGGGCAAGTCTCGGCCCGTCGTAATATCTCGGATAGTCAATGACCGGGATTTCAACTACTATGCTCGCAAAGAAGACCACGGCTTCCCGAACGCCCTTCGCGTTGCCCCCTCCAATGGCAAGCCTGTCTACTTTGAAACCGTTCAAGACGCCAGTATCGCACTCGGGCTTGGCAAAGCAACGCTAGCCCGGACATTCAGCCTTGCACGTAAGAAGGAAGCCTCAGGCATCACCCCCTCCGTTGTGGTGCGAGGGCTAGAAGTCGGATACGCAGACAGTCGGGAGACCGGGGGTGGCCTATGAACAAATACAATTGGCCATTGCCAACGGCAGAACTCACCATTGACGAGTTTGAGGACCTGTATCCTGGAGCCTTACAGCTTCCTTTTATGAATTTCCGAATCTGTCGGAGCTCGACCCGAGACGCCGATATGGAGTGGGACCTTGGTCGACTGGGGAGTTACAACGTTACTAGCTACCAGGAAGACGACCCAATCGACAAGGAAGTCAGAGCTGGGTTTGTACTCAGACTGAAGGACGCGTTATGAAAGCCTCTTTTATTGGTAGCGTCGTTTACCACCGGTTGCCAGATAACGGTTTTGACGCTCAGAGGCTAAAACGCGATGCCGCGAGGCGTAGGATAGCTAAGCGGGTGGAACACGTTCTTGCCTAGAGACAAGGCACCTGTTTGCTGACTTCCTTTGTCTAACGTATCCACAAAGTAACTACGCAGCCTTTGTTATAGGTTAGCACACTATCAGTCAGTATCTTACGACTACTTCACTTATTTTCAAAGGATACACTTGACTTTCCTGTATAGTGAGACGATAGTCTATTCAGATTAAGAAACACCACGCTAAGAGCGCTAAACTCTTAAACCGTCGAAGGTCCGGTCTGGCCTGAAAAAAACATCCCTAAATAAAAGCCACCATGAAAACCTATATCGTCAACCTCGTCGCCGGTTCAACGCCCAAAGACTTCCGGCGCGCCATGCCTTCCCCCGCATTCCGTAAGTTGTCGCCGCGTGTACTTTCCACGGCGTTCCAGGGCTCTGCGACCGAGCTAGCTGAGCTAGTCGCAGCTAGGCTTCCGGCTTCAACGGTGCATGTCTACACTTACAACCCCACCGAGCTTGTCAACCGAGTTGGCCCCAACCTTTAGTCCCAAAACATCCCTAAATAAAAGCCACCGTGAAAACGATTGAGCTAACAACCTACGGATACCGCGAGCTGAGCAGTAAAGCCAAAGAAAAGGCGCGTGCTTGGTTTCGCGAGGGCCTAGAATATGACGGCGAATGCCAAAACGAGGACTCAAAGCAGTGCGCGGCATTCCTTGGCTTTGACGTGAAAAACATCTGGTTTTCCGGCTTTAGCTCGCAAGGTGACGGCGCGTGTTTTGACGGCACCTGGTGCGCTCGCGATGTTAACGCCACGGCCCTCAAAGAACACGCGCCGATTGATTCCACATTGCACCGCCTAGCCGATGAATTTGAACGGATCGCGAAGGCGTTCCTGTTTGCTAGTTTCACGGTCGCGCATCGCGGCTACTATTGCCACAAGTTTTGCACGGACTTCACGTTCTCAATCGTTGACGAAAACGGCGACGAAATAACGGGCAATGATGCCGACAAGGCAGAGCGCGACTTAACGGAAGCCTCCCGCGATTTAATGGAGTGGATCTACTGCCAACTGGAAAAGGATTATTACTGGCGTGTGGATGACGAACAAATCGCGGACTCAATAGAGTGCAACGGCTACGCATTCACGGTGGACGGTAAACGCTCTGTAACTCTGTAACTCTGTAACTATCAACGTACATACAGAATAAAAAACCACCATGAAAACAGTCTTCACATCTGACGAAATTGCCCACGTTTGGGCGCACAGTCTCGCCCCTTCCGGCCGTTCTCCTGGCAACGCTTCCTTCGGGGGCGACGCGTTCAGAAGCTATGCGACCGTAATTGCCCGACGCATCGAGCACAACGGGCGAACGGCTTTCATCCTTGACCGTGCTTCCTTCAGTATCACGACAAGCAAAATACAGGGGCGGGTCTGGCGGGCTGTTCCGCCTGACGAATTGGGCTTAACCAAAACCTTTCACATTTACGCGGGGGAGCGTGGCCAGTCGCTCTATTTTACCCCACAGACGCTCCGCGACTTTTACGTCAATGAGTCCAAAGAGATTGAGACCCGCGAGCCCTCACGGCTTGCCCGGCTCCGTGCGTCCCAGTATTTAGAGGCAACTGCGTCCCTCCGTAAAGCCGTGGAGGTTTGCGAGTTTTTCGGTCTGCCCTTCCTCGGCATCTCGCGGCAGATTGACAAACGGGAGGCCCGAAACGCTGAAGCGGCACAGCTGGTCAAAGACGCGGCCGATGCTCGCGAGCGTGCCAAAGAGCTGAAGCGCAAGAAAGACGCCAAAGCTCAGGCAGAAAGAAATGTCAAAATGGCTGAAGAGTACCTGACAGACCCAGCAGCAAAACCCATTTTCAACATTGACGAAAAAGACGGAGCTTTGGCTATGCTGTCGGCTGGTCTGCGGGAGAAATTCCTTGCCAAGGTCAAAGCAGTAAACGCGGGAGCGTTCGACGCATGGCACAACGGGGCAGACGTTCGCCTCCCTTATGACTGCCCGGTTTTGCTCCGCGTCGAATCCCCAGTTGGTGACGATGACCCAACGCACGACGGAAAAGAAATGGTGACAAGCAAAGGGGCACGTATTCCGTTGGCTGATGCAAAGAGGGCTTTCCTCTTTGTGTCCAAAGTCCGCGCAATCGGTTGGCACAAAAACGGGGAAACATTCGCTATTGGTGGCTATTGGCTCGACGCTGTAAACGACGCGGGAGTGGTGGCGGGGTGCCATCGCCTGACGTGGGCGGAAATTGAACGCTTCGCCGAATCGCAGGGCTGGGCTGACTAAATCCTCCGTTCCATGTCCACAACCCTAATTTATTTCAACGTGTCCAAGTCCACCAACTTGGACAAGCACCTTGGGGGGGGGGGGGGGGGGGCGGAGCATACCACA